GTGTGTAAGCATCTAACTGGGTCTTAGAGGCCCACTTAGATACGGAACGACGGCCTTGGGCGTCGGTAAACTCTACACCATCAAATACGCCGTACACAGTACCAGCGGAACCGCCGGTTGCTGATGCGGCAGCAATTGTTAATTGGTTTGAGGCATTTAGACCAACTGGCTGATATTGATAAAACGCTTGACCAGCACTCAAAGAGTAGGGAGCGTTGTATGTGTTATCAGTAGCAGCTTGGAAGGAGTTCGTACCCACGAATGCAGTGGCACGGTCCAAACCGCTTGGATGGTATGCAGGCTTCAGACCAAAGGGTTTAAATGTTGTGGACATTTATGTTTTTCCTTTGTGATTTTGAAGAATGTTATTGGAAGCGAATATTACTATTTGCTTTTGCGGCCTCTTTTTCCATTTCCAAAACTCCACCTTCAAGAATAGATCTGCCGCCTTTGCCGTCTTGAGCAGTGCTCCGAACGGATGCGGTGATATTGCGTTGATGTTCGAGGGGATCCTCGAGGTGCATCATGCGCATTACTTCTTGATAGATTTCTTCTGGTAACTTAAAGAGAACCATCTCGTTACAACTAACACAGCCTTCAAACTTGCCCGAGCTCATCTTACCTAGTGCTTCAAAGCCTTTTCCTAATTCCGCGGCTTTCACTGGCTCATAACCCAATGCCATACGTTTGTCGATACTGTCATAATTATTTGTGGTGGATAACCAACACAAATGGAATCCAGGGATTGCTCCAACTGGAAGGTCTGGCAATGCGCTATTTTGCCATTTATCTCTGAACGCCTCTGCACGTTCGCGCCGTGATTTTGCATCCGGATCTTCTGCCGCCATCCGGTCTTTTACCTCTTCGACTCGATCTACTAAACGATCTTCTAAGTCGCGTTTGATTCTTGTATTTGCCATGATAATTATCCTTTGTTAGCGCGATCATACGATGCGTATGCGCGGATCATTTTATTACGTTTCTCAACATCGTCCCACGCACCAGCGTCTTTAATTGCCTGAACACGCTGAGGACTTAACGTGATTGTTCCAGGTCTTGCGCTGGTTGTGTTTGCCACCCGGCTAGAGGCCGTTGGGCCCGCTCTACGGGTTTGCTGGCCACCCTTTGAGGTGTAGCGGTGTGGCAGACGTGCCGATAAACGATTGTCTAACTCTTCCCAGTACTCGGAATCACTTGGATCCCAGCCATCTGCTGCGAGTTCTTGATCAATTACCTTGGCAATTCTACTATCTGTATCTCGAGCCTGCGGATCGTACCAAGAGTTTTTCTTTAACCACTGAGTTGCGTTGCGTTGTACTTCTTCTGCAATCGGAGTTGGTACGTTTTGCTTTGGAGCTTTTGCCTGCTCGATTTGTTGTTTCTTGTAGTACTGAGCTTGTTGCAAACGTTGTTTTGCGTCTGTTAACTGCTCTAAATACTCTACTTGTCCTGCCGCATCATTTTCTTGTGCGGCCTGCAACATCTTCATCTTGGCGTACTCTACACGAGTCGCCTCGTCTTCGATTGCCTTATCAATCTGTGCAAACTGATACGATGCTGCAGTGTTCTCTAACTTGATTAAACGCTCTGCCAGTTCAGCATTACGTCGTTCGAGTGCACTAATTTTGTTTCGAGATGTTGCGTCGCGTTGTTTGGCTAGTTCTTTCTTGAGCCTACGTTCTTCTCTGCGCGCCTCGCGAATCTTTTCGCGGTCTTCGTCGGTTTCTTCAGGATCAGAGTCCACCTCGCCACCTTCAGCGGCTTCTACGGGTTCATCGTCGTCCTGATCACTGTCTTCTACGTCTACAGTAACTTCTTGTTTTTCTTCTTCTGGAAAGTGATCAATATGATCTTCCAGTTTGGCTAAAACGGAGCCATCATTTTGTTCCTTGATAGGAACGTCTTTTTCATTATCTGCCATAATTTTCTTTCAAAATTAATCTACAAACGCTTTCATCTTCTGCGCATGGTCAAACGACTTGATGCGTGAGATGATTTCACGTGCCTGGATGGTAATAAACACCACTGGGGAGCCTTCATCATCTGGGCTTACAACAAAACGGTCACCGCCGTACTTGATGGTCCTAACCAAATCGCCTTCTTTGCACCAAGGGCCTTCAATCCAAGGCTCTAGGGTATCTGGCGACTTATATGCTAGTGGGCCAATCTGGCGTACTTTAGCTACAGTCTCATTGAAACGTAACGTTTGCCGGGTTTCATCAACTAAAATGATTCCGCCCTTGCTTCTTGCCTTTTCCCGTCGTAACTGCACTAAAACACGGTCTCCGGCTACTTCAATACCTGGATCGATGTCAGGGAAACACTCTTCCTCTGAGCGAAGATCTGGGTCTTCCTTTTGTGATATATCAAATGCCATTCGGCAATCCTTTCTTGAATCTTACGATTCGTCTTCGTCGTCTTCCGTTAAAATTTCATTAATAATGTCTAACGTAATCTTAAAACCTTCGTGTCGGCCAACCAATCTCTGGTAGTCTTCAAACGAATTTACGTTAGTTCCCGCGGTAACGGATTCCGCTAGTGATTTTTGCTCAGCCTTTACACGACCGATAATTTCAGATATAAAGTCCTTCATAATCTCACTAATGCAAGTATACGAAGGAATCCGCCCTAAAATTAATAAAAATTGCCGCCTTGGATATCTTTAAGGTTTTTACCTGGGCCGATTGGCTTGGCATTTTTTAGTCTGCCCTGGGCTGCGCCCTTTTTCCAGTTATTATCGCGGTGGCTACCAGACGCGCCGGCGTCTAGGTTTTTTTCTCCAGGGCCGCCGCCGCTAGATAGTTGACCAGTCTCCTGGTAGGTTTGACGGAAGCCTTTTAAATTTTCGGCCATGTTATACTCCTGTGGTGGGTTTTGGTTGTAGTGCTGCCTGTACTGCCTGTTTTGTTACTTCAGCTTCGTTTAAAAAATTTTGCCGCTCAATCTCGATACCATGCTGACGGATATCTTTCTCTGCCTCGTTTACTGCCTGAATACCAAGCATAGCCTGTTCTTGGGCGAGTGCTAACTCTTGAGCAGATAGTTGTGCTTGAGCCTGTAGTGCTGCCACGCGCTCGCGCGAGGAGTTATTCATACTGGCAACTGCCACGTTGGTAGAGTTTTTCTGGTTATCAAGCTCGGTTTGCAGATCGTACTTGCTCTGTAATTCCATTACTTTGCGTTGCAATTCAGCAATCTTAATCTCGTAGTCTTGCTGGCTCTTTTGCTGATCCATCTGCATCTTAAACTGAGCCTCTTGCTGTTTACGCTGGGTCTCTGCCATCTGGGTCTTAAGAATAACCTGGGCGGTTGGGTCTTGAGATGCGATTTGCTCCATCCTAGACTGCTGCGCCTGCGCAACTTTTTGAGCCAGCGCCTGAATCTGTTGTACGAATGGCTGCATAGTCATCTGCGAATCTTGTCCAACCATCTGCGAGGCTAGGGCTAACGCCTGCTGAGCTTCTAAGTCTAGTGGCTTTTCTTGGTGCAGCTCTAGCGTATCTTTGCCGCCAGATGCTTGGGCCACGTACGCGCGCATGGACTGCAAGTAGTGCAGCGTTAAGTGTTGCTTGATGTGTTCTAACGCGTTGGGCGCGAATGTTGGGCCAATCACTGGGTTGCCACCATACGCAGGGTTCATCGCATACTCTAAGTGTATCTTGATATGACTGATGTGGTCTTGGTCTGGGTATGCTGCGGCAGGACGTCCCATTGTCATGGCAACGTTTTCTAGCGCAGGATTGGATTCTTTTGCTCCCAACGGATTGGGTAGTATCTCGTCAACAGACGGCACCTTTAATTGGTTTAATACTCTACGATACACCGCACGGATGTCAAACATTCCGGGTGGCGCGGAGGCTGCCATTTGTAACAGCGCCTGGTTCTGAGCTAAGCGTTGTGTCTCAGAGAAAATGTTGGGGTCAGATACTGGACGTACGTCGTTATTGTACGCGAAGTCACGAACCTCAATTGCCTCACCGGACTGGTTGTCCATGTCGGCCAGGTACCAGTGATTAATACGCGAAACAATTGCCAACGACTTAGCTTGGCTGCGGTGTAGGCGTGCGTGAATGCTGGAGAATACTTTAGCGCCCTGCTCGATGAGAGCCTGGGCCGTACCAACAGGCATGTTGTTGTTTGCCTCGCCGATTTTTTCTTCTGCGGTGGTTACTACACCTTTTGCTGCAGTTGTTAACCAACCAAGTAAGTTGTATAAAACTGATGATGGCTGGTTAAATGGCATTGGCATCGCAATCTTGCGAACATCATCAACACCAGGTGCTCCCTCAATCTCTACTACTTGCGTAGGTTCGATTCGATCGCTTTGCCCACCAATTCGTCCACCCTTGAGTTTAAGTAGCGTCTGGGAATTGTTAATATGCGCCGCGTCCAAGAGAGCGCGTAGAGCGCCAGTGAGAGCAGCGCTAAGACCACCAATAAGATGGGGAAGGCCAATAGCATAAGCGCCACGCCAAGGGATAAATTTAAACTCGACATACCAGTCCAGTTTTTCAAACTTTTCATCATTTGCTTCCCAGTTACGATACAGACCCAAGACTTTGCTTGTGGTCTCATCAATCATTAAAATGTATGGTGCGCGTTGGCCGTCTGTCTCTGCGTCTTCTTCCAAACGCATGAAACAGGTAATCTCGTAAATACGACGCAATCCGTCAATGTTCTTAGAGGGCATGTCTTTGCCCTCAATTTTGTTGTTTGCTTTTTCAGATCTTGTCTGATCGTTTAGCGGGGCATCAGACGAATATTCGCTGTTGATGTCAATGTAAATGCCTTGTTCAACACGTTGCAAAAATGTGTCTTCGGTGATGTCTTGTACTTCAGTTACACGCTGTGCTGTGTAGAAGTTAGTTGACGAGTATGGTAACAAAATGTTATCAATTGCAACCCACTCGCAGATTGGACGTTTTTGTTCTTCGTCCCAGCGCCATTTGAGGAACTGTGATCCACCAAGTGGCAACTGAGTGAGCAACTGCTCCATTTCGTCGCGGTACTCTTGTACTTGCTCGGTTAACTGCCAGTTAAGGAAATTAACCTTACGGTTTGCTGTCTCTTCTTTTAATCGGTCTGCTTCGCCCTTGATGTTTGACTTAACGAGTCCGTCAGATGGGAGTAACTCTTTAGCTGAAGACGCCGCAAAATCAACGCAAGCCTCTGCCATAACTGGGTGAACCACTTTGGAAGCACCGTCAAACGTCGCCCCTCCTGGTGCATCTTTTCCAAGCCCAGTTCTACGCAATCCTTCTTCATACTGTTTGTCTCTCTGTGAACGTGACTCTTTGTCTACGTCAATTAAATCTAAGTACTCTGTTGCCAGAGCCTGTAAAGTGCCCTCGTCTAGTGACTCTGCCAGGTTTTCATAAAACTCTGGGTTTTTGCGTGGGCTTTGTTTTTCTTGATAGTTAATTACAACAGAACCATCTTCTAACTCAATGACTTCCTCTTCAACGTCACCGGGTTCTAATCCCAACGCGTCTTCGTAATAATCCATCTCCGCATCTTGCGCGGCTGCCTCTTTAACGTTTTGTTCATTTTCAAGGCCAGGCAAATTTGCGCCAGACTGAATGGGTAGTATTGGGTTTACCATAAGTTATCTGTTGTAGAATTTGGATAGGCTAGGAAAACTTGGCTGCTCTTGCAAGTCAATCATTTCCACTGGCTGGTTGTGTTTAAATACCGGAGATTGTGCTCTTGCACGCCTACGAATCATTTCCTGTTGTCTTGCAGCTTCTTCTGCTTGCTGTTTTCTGTAAGTATCTAATGTTGCATCACCAAGTTGGCTAGGGCCCATTAATGATAAAAAAGCAGTAAGGGGATTTAATGGCGCCACTGCCAAACCTAAAGAAGCTGCGTTTTCTGCTGCGGGTCCGTATTTTTTAGCCGCGATATTCTTTCGCATTTCTAAAATTTCAGGGGTTAAAAACGGTGCGTTAAACGCAACCTGAGTTCCAATGTTTGCCGGGGTTGATAGTCCGCCGCCTGCAAATTTTTGTGGTTTTTGTCCGGCTGCAATTAATGCCGCTAACATATCTTGTACGCTCATTGTTGTGCTACCGCCGTCAGCAAAAAACTTGGGCTGTATGCCAGACTCCTCCATCAACGCCTGTTGTGGGGTCTTTAACATACCCGGGGAGGCGGGCATCATGCCGGCCTCTTCCATTAGTTTTTGTTGGGGGGTCTTTAGAAAGTTCATTTTGAGCGGGTAGTTATTCCTATTTATACTAATGCACAAAACTTGGGGGATCCGCCCTACTGGGCGTAGGGGTTGGCAAATCGCTTGCTCATGTCGTCGTCCACGTAACTATAGTCTCGAGCTGGTAGCGGGTCGAGTTGGATCCATCCAGAATCACGTAGAACACGCAGCGCTTGCGAGAGGGAGTCGACGTAGTCGTCGTGTCCGCCAGCCTCTGGAAATGAACATACTTGACGCAGAAAACGTTTTGCCCAGTCTGCATATTCTCCTTTTCGTTGCGGTTCCTCTGGTATCCACACCTTACCCTTAGACACCAGGGGCGCTACAATGTTTAATCGTTGTACCTTATCGGCGCGGCCAGGATTATATCCCCTGACTGGCACACCGGCGCCCTGGAGCTCCTGGATTAGCGAGATACCCGCCGACTTGTCTTCCATCAGGATCAGGTCAGCCTTTCGGCCCTTGCCAAAGTCATTATCGGCGCCGTAGACGACCTCCTTGAAGTCATTGATTACCTTCCTACGCAGCTCCGGGTAGGACAGGTGTTCGTCCCAAGAGTCTAGTAGTATTACCGCCGTGCCAGCGTCTTGTTGCTCAAACACGCCCCAGATAGTGCAGGCGGTTGGGTCGTTCATTGTCTTCTCAGAAGTCGCCGGATCATACGACGCAATGACATACTCCAGTGTTGGAGTCGGCTT